ATATCGGCCACGGTACGACCTGTATGGACGACTGCCAATGCACTGGAGCAGACAAGGACGACGTTCATCGTTGCCCGCTGTGCCGCACGCTCAATGGCCACTACATTGGCCCTCTCTCCAAGAAGTAAAGAATACGACGAAAAACAAAAAACATAGAAAATAAAAAAAGGGGAAACCCTTTTTTTACTGTTTAAAATTGAAATCATCCGTTGATTTCACCTAAATCACACTCACAATGACCCGAATGGACGACTTTCCACGCCCTGCCCGCATTCCACGCCTTGGTGACCACAATGTGGGAGCTGTCCACTTGTACATCGAATCTGTTCTTCCTGGCAATCTATCGACGCCAATTCTGGAGCCCCATGCGTGGGATAACGCAGAAGCGGAGCTGAATCGTGTACTTGAGTCGCACGGAGAAAACCCGCATGTAGGAAACCGTTTCTTGGTGGGTCGTATGATTCGCCAAATGAGCCTCCCCAATCGCATCGACCTTTCGACAATCTACTATGACTATGTAATGACACGTGAAGAGGTTGGTTGGACGCGCCAACTTGTAGTATGGAAAAACGACACACCATATGAGTATGACTTTGATGTGTTTGAGATGCGTCCGATTTCACAGAGCATGGGACTTTAAAAAAGAAAATCAAAGAAGAAGAAAGAAGCAGGTGGCTTTTTTCATACATTCAAAAAATTGAAATTGTTATTGACTGTAAAGGAAGTCAACACACAACCATGCACGTCCACGCCCACAAGTACAACACTCGTCTTCAAGCTAAACTCCGCGACAAGTTATACGACCTTGTCGATAAACTCGATGAAATGTCAGACTATGACGCAGAAGAACCCGACCCCGTTGAATTGATGAACTTACAAATCGAATATTACACTCTTCTTCAATTCTTCCAATGCTGGAGAACCGATGAAAATCTCAAGAACGGTCTCCGAAATGAAATCTCCAGGTACAAGAACTGGTACCGCTTTGAAAATGGAGTTCCTATTCATCAGTATTGGAGCTATCATGATACGAAAGAAGCTGTCCAGCTCTGGTACATCATCGACACACTTGAAAGAATGTTGAACTAGAAGAAAAAAAAGAAAAGGGACGGCGGTCTTTTTTACTGAAAAAAATTGACGGATTGACACCGCAACAGAGAAAATCACACATCTTCCGCTCCATGGCCCGCTACAATACTCGTCTCCAAGCTCGTCTCCAAGCTAACAAGGTCGAATCCACGCCTGTCCCGCAACAAGAGCGCTCGTGGCAACAAGAGCTCTTCGCCCGATCCAAGGAAGTCATTGCCAAAGGACTGGTTCGTTCTGGTTTGGCCCTAAACTCAGTACAACTCCAGGCGGAGATCGACTCTATCATTGCGCAGTCTGTTCCGCATGCGGAACAGAGGTACGTCGTTCCCATTGACACGTACCCTGTCAAGTCGTCCGCTGAACAGGAACGCAGTCCTCAACCGTTCTGGACTCTGAAATACACCAGGCTCAGCGATCAAGCGAACCTGAAGGACCAGGCCACTCTCAATGCTGCCATCATCGAACACGAGAAACGATGTGACAATGACATGTGGGATGACTTGGACACCTGTCCGAGCATCTGGGATTACGAACTGAACTGCGCGGTTCGTTGGCTCTGTATCGACAACCGAATCCTCAAGGAGTCGGTGGTGATGCGAGTCAAGGCGCATCAATACACCTCTCGAGTCAATGGTCTTCTCAGTGCGCTCTATAAGAAGCGCGATTCTCTTCGTGAGCAATTGTGGAAGGCAAAGGGTCACGAGGCAGACAAACTCAGTCAAGAGTTGCTCCAAGCAGACCTCCTCATGATGACCGCGCACCATGTTCATGACAAGTTCAACCGTGTGATGAACGAGGTCGTCGAAGAAATGCGCGTGTTGTGCGACTATTGTTGCCTTTCTGAAATGAAGTGCCCCCTACACGGCTTGGACGAGCCCTTCAAGCCTGAGATGCCCATCGACAGCGACGACGAGCTCTAATCATTGCTTTCCAATAAAATCGTAAACCCATAAACATTGTAAAATAAAACTCCTATAAACATTAAAAAATAAAAACACACAGGTACGTGTCGTTTTTATTGATAAAAAATTGAAACACAGTCTCCGCAGTAGAGAAAACCAACCCAGTTCCACATTCATCCATGGCCCGCTACAACACTCGTTTCCAAGCCCGTCTCCAATCTCGTCTCCAAGCGTCTAAGATCCAAGAACCGGTCCAAACAAATGTCAAAGTAGACGCATCGTTTGGACCCCTCTGCGGATGCGGTCGTTATCATCAAATTGTTACTATCATTCCGTCATCCACGGCGGAAGATATCAAAATCTTGTCTAAGAAGTTAACGGAGGCGGCAGGCGTGCACGGTTCTCTCGCAAAGATGGAAAAAACGTACGAAATCTTCTCGTTCCTTCTGACTCATCAGACACTGTTGGATAGCCCGAGATTCTTATCGGTGGTCCGTACCAAAACCATCGATCTTCGTTCTCAGGTGGAGAACGAGAAGAAACGAGCGATTCAACAGTTCATGAACCTGTTCAGTCTAGATTTGAGCGAAGCGCACAAGAAGGATCTTCTTGAGGCTCAGAAGATCCTTCTGTGTGCCAAAAAGCTCGAAGCATTGTTCATTGATATCGAACCGATTCTTGCTTCTAAGTACTAAAAAAGTCCCAGAAATCGAAGAAAAAGAAAAAGGGCGACTTTTTTCTTGAACTTAAAAAAATTGAATGGCATTTTTTTGTCAAAGGAAGCCAATCGAACAATGGACAAGAAGACAGTTTCAACATTTACGTTTGGCGATGTCGCCGAAAATCACGCACGCATGCAGAAAATTGGTACCTTACATGAGAAGGGCTATTCAGTGGCGCAGTTGAAGGCGCTAGGAGAAAAACTCAGTGAGATGGGACTTACTACGAAGTACGTAAGTCTGGACGCGCATTGGACGGGTGAAGAAGAGGTTCAAGAAGCAGGCGTGTTGGTTATCCGTAAGGGTGTTCAACATGTTCTTGATTCAGAAGATACGACCCCGCTTCAAGAAGAACACAAGGACCTGGATGTGGATAAGAAGGCATTCATGAAGGGTCGTGTAGTGAATAAGCACGCAAGATGGAATTTGTGTTTTGATGATGAGGATCAAGAGCCGAATTATGAGGATGGGAAAGGACGAATTGTGGCATATCGTCATATTCCGTTGACGCAGAAAATCCGAGAGACCATTGCGGAGTGGACAGAGGACACTTTGTTGAAGGGAGAGGCGAATTATTACTATGATTTGTCAAAGTGTGGAATCGGATATCATGGTGATGGGGAACGACGCAAGGTGTTTGCGGTTCGTATTGGGGCATCGCATGAAATGCCATTGTACTATCAATGGTTCAAAAACTCAGAACCAGTTGGATATCGTATCAAACTGGTCCTGAATGACGGTGACATGTATGTGATGAGTGAAAAGGCGGTAGGGTTTGATTGGTTGAAGAAGACTGTCCCTACGTTACGTCACGCAGCAGGCACAGATAATTTTACAGTAATTAAGGAATAAAAAGAGCAAAAAGAACAAAACCAAAGAAGAAGCCAGCGGTGGCCCTTTTTTGATTAAAAATTGAAACAAATGTATCAACATAATGAATATCAACCCACTCTCCATGTCTTATCCTGTTCGTCGCTCCGCTCGTATTGCCGCCAAGAACGCTGCTAAGGTACACGTCACACGTGAAGAAATCCAAGAAAATCTGCGAGTACAGATACAATCACATTTCGACACAATTCATCACACCTACGAACGTATGTGGGCAGATCTGGAACACTTTCGAGACGCCGTTCTCGACACCAAAGCGTTCAGTGACACATATCGCCAACTGTATCAGATTCGTTATTTGAAACGTATCGAGGCTCTCGGTGTCTTATGCTATACCTATCAACAGTTCGTGATTCATACGATCGACACCTTGGATGAAAACACGCTCAATCGTTTGAGTCCACATGTGTCGAACATCCAGCGCCTTCGTAAAAGCCTGCACGAGTTCGTAGAATCGTTAAAATACGACACCGAAAAATACTATGTGATGAGGAACCTCGTGGTGCCCTACTGTGAACAACGCATGAAAGAAATCAAAGAATATATGAACTAAAAAGCCCCATACAAAGCTCCACAAAACAAAAAAGAGGGCGTCCTCTTTTTTGTCATATTGAAAATAAAAATTGAAATAAATATTCGACATGGGTAACATCAAACCCAAGATATCCATGTCGTGCTACATTTGCTTAGAAGACGAAGGCGAGCTGATGAAAACCCGAGGCTGCGGCTGTAAAGGAAGTGTGGCCATTCACAAGACCTGTCTCCAGGAATGGCTGGACAAAGCCGAGAATCCGTTCCAGTGTACCGTGTGTAAGGGAGACTATGCGGGAACGTTCTTGACAAACTTCCTTTCAGAAGAAGAGATTCTGTTCCATCCGAAGGGAGAAGAGGAAGATGAAGAAGAACTCGGTGATGCGGTAATCTATGACTTTCATGGGATTCCCATCATCGAAACCGCGGATGGTCTCATCTTTGACTCTGAAAAGCATCAAACTATCTACTTTGAATGCGTCACTAAGGAGGACCGAGCCATCCGTCACGAGGTTACTCGCCGTCAAAAGAATGCCATGCGTTTCCACGTAAAGGCCCATCGCGCACCGAAGTGGAGCAAGGCCATGCCGTTTCGTAAATAATGTGTCCAAGAAAAAATAAAAAAAGATGGCGGTCTTTTTTCATTAACATGCCACAAAAAATTGAAATACCTCAAATCTATGAAATAAGCCAACCATGATTCCCAAAGATTTGCGCAAGTTCCTTTTCGTCTACTGCCACGAGTGCTGTATGTGTTATGAGATGTACTATGTCCGATATAATGAGACATTTCAATGTCCAGAGTGCTATGAAGTGGTCAAGTATGAGGATGTAACGGATGAGCTTCAATTCGACACACGAAAGTTTGTTGAGTTTCTCAAAGAAGAACAGTCGCGGACAGTCATAAAGAGACTTGTGTCCTTGTATATGGATATGGACAAACTTGATGATGTACCTGTTGAGCACGAGAGTATCCAATGGATTCAAAACACGCATTATACATTTCAACGAAGTATGATTTCATAAAAAATTGAAATCATACGCGATATGAAATAAAAACATACCTCCAGTAGCATTCCATGGCCCTTGCATACTTTCAATTGATGTGTTCTTCCAACCTATCCGATGTTGAGGACCCCTATATCCAAGCCTGTATGGACGAACTTATGGGACGTCCTAATCCGTTTCGACAACCGACTCATGTACAGAATCCTGTTCGTACGATTCTAGAGTTCTTACGCCAATCTCCTTGTCGTCAACCAGGGGTTTCGCAACAGATGAATCAAGCGGTCTTGAACGACGAATGCTTTTCGCTCGATAATACAAAGTAAAACATAAATATAACGAAAAAAAAGACAAAACAGCTCTTTTTTCGTTATAAAAAATTGAAATCATCCGTGTTTCCAAACATAAAATAATCATGGCAGGCATCTACCTCAAAACACATCAGAAAAACATCCAAGACTTGAAGGAAGCAAATGATGGGGAATTGTCGTGTCCGATCGCGTATACTGACGTAGATACAATGGATGCCAGTAAGGTGTCCCATATGCGAATCACAGAAAATGATAAATTGGCATCTATGGTCTACTATGAGGCGGATGCGCTGGAGCAATGGCTGAAACAGTCGAACAGAGATCCATTCACCAATAAACCGTTTAAGGGACCCATCAGAGAACGTTTGAAAATCATCCAAGACGCGCGAGAGGGAAAGGAGCCAGAGAGCCCTGCGGAGACGTTTCGAGAGTATTGTATCTCTCCCCATGTCTTCCAACGCGAGAAACCTGATATTTATAAATGGTTACGTCGTCATATCAATCTAGAAGATAATGGATTTCTATGTCCGTGGAATGAGGAGACGGCATCCATCTATCGTGAAAAGGCGTTGAGTCTTCTTGATGAAAAGCCAAAAAGGTCCTTTGTTCTTCGTCCTTCTTCGGTCAAAAGTACAAACAACTTCAGAGTGGTAGCGTTATCGTATGTCATCAGTCCTAAAACCCGCACCTTCTATGAACCACCTGATGTCGTTGAGTCGGTAATTGGTCATATCCTACTTGGACACTGTTATGGATATGGTTACATGGTTGTGGATCAAGGGACGGTCATGCCAGATCTCCAAAACGGCGTGCCACTTCCGAAACATAACAAAACCTGGGGTTCGTTTATGGACCTCTTGGGGTGGTTAGAGGAGCGAGTCATTGATTTGAAGAAGGTCGTGTACGTCGAATAAGGAAAAGGAAAGGGTGGCTTTTTCGTAATAAAAATTGAAATATATTGAGAAAGACGATAAAGTCAACCATGCTCCCCTGTCCACCCGCTCCCAAATCCATGTCAGAAGAAGTCCAATATTGTTGGGGAAATGCTGACCCAACAAAAGTACGAGGACGCGCACCAAGCCTACCCGAATTTCCAGACCTTACTATGAGGTTTCAAACATCATTTGATGGACCCGATGAGCAGCGAGATTATCGCGTCCCAGTTCTTAGTTCGAACTATGAAGGCACCACTTTCCATAAGGACTGTCCAAAGAGGTTACTGATTAGGCAGCGAGGAAGTTACTGGTGGGTCAACTCACAAATCAAATTAGAAGATGATATACTACGTGGAAGACTGACTCCCGTTCTAGGAGCATTTTATGTCTTCTTGGAAGACAGTTGTACAGATGGGAGAAACGAATTAACTACATTCATCGTTCGTTATGGCAATGTACTTCAATATGACACTGAAACAGGATATCATTGGATCATGAAAACAGTCGTATTTCCCAAGGACCATCCAGACGCAGATGTACCGCCTTATCAGATGGTGGATGTCACACACTAGCCCCGCCTTTAAAATTTGAACCGAAACATCGATACCAAGAAAAGTATATCATGCCACTCACACGTCTTCAAGCTAGGAAAATCCAAGAGGCTAAAAAGGCTCAAGAAGAAAAAGAAGCACAGCATGTCATGGTAGGACAAGGCTGCACCATCTTATAAAAAAGAGGAGCAAGGGCGGCTCTTTTTTTTTATAAAAAATTGAAATATGAGAACGTTTTACAGTCAAAACAAAAGCATGTTGTCCGTGTTTCAATCTCGTAGTCATATCAGGTATAAACAACAAATTGAAGAAGATTTGGTTCGTATCTCTGACTTAGGACGTGAGATTCAGCGTTCAGAATCAAAAGAGTCGAACCTTTGTAGTAAGAAGCGATATTTAGAGTATATCAAGAATAATCCTCTACTTCTATTTCATCGCGTCGGTTTTCGTCTAATGATGATCAAAAAAATAAAAGAACTAAACGCAGAAATGCGAATGGAGCGTGTTCTTGCGCATCAGTCCTATCATAAAAAAAATCCATCAAATCGCACGAATTATGATGCAGAGCTAAGTAAATACGTACAACCAATTGAAAAAATAGCGAATGAACTGAATGACCTGATTAAGAGTATTCAATAAAATTGAAAAAATGTCATGCTCATTGAAGAACCCATTCATGCCGCATCATTACAATACTCGTCTCCAAGCCAAGAACCGCAAACAATCGACTCCTATCCAAGCCCTCGCCACGCAGCTGATTTCTATCCAGCAACAAAATGACCTCAACATTATTAAATCCATTCTTGATCGAGAGGGATTCACAAAAAAAGAGCGCATCATGATTGCGATCGAATTGTTCCAGTATTTGGTGTGGAATCCAAGTTTGTTGAAAAATGATAGATTTCGGGCAGGCGTGACGAATAAAATCAAAGAGTTCGAGAAAACCGGATTAGATGAGCACGCTCTACTGAATAGACTACTTACCATGATAAAAGATAATCAGGGCTCCGCTGCTAACAGTCATTATGTTATTACAGTGGCACAGTGTGTTGGATTGTTTGACTGTCTGGACATTTTGTGCAAAAAATTAAAGAGCATCATTGAAACATTTTAAAAGAAAAAGATAAGAAGGCAGGCGGCTTTTTTCATAAATTTGAATCTACGATACACTAGAATAATAAATAACCATGCTACAATATCAAGTTACTCCTCCTACCAATCGTATTGTGATTCCCCCGATTATGATCCCGCCTGTAGAACATGTAAACGTACCTCCTACTCCTAAACCGAAAGGTTCATCTGGTATTTGCGGATACTGTTGCGGTAGTATGAGAATTATGGGAGGATGTCTTTCCTGCCCCGTTGTATGTGTAGGAAGTTGTCTTGCGGGTACAGGATTTACATTGTATCATATTGCGATATGTGATATAAATAACAGAGACGTACTAAACGTGCGCGACTCCTTCTGTACGTGTTTCGGATGTGGCACCGCATGTGCGAATACATGTATTATGATAGAACAGGGAGTACAAGATATTAGACGTGCTCCCAATGTTATACATGCGATGACTCGATAATAAAAATTGAATACCACCTATTTTTAAGATAAAAACTACCCATTTTAAGATGTCTTTTATCCAACACTTTCCAGTTCACAATAGCGTTCTCTCCAAGAAAGTCATTGAGCACCTTGGAATTGGCTGGTGGGCTCGTCATCCAAGTGAAACATGGTGGATCCGAATCGAAGAACAAGAAGAACCAACTGCTCAAATTGGCGACACCTTTCTGGTTCGCCGTGATACGAATGAACACGACGTTCCGCTAGGAGATGGAACGGAACGAGTA